TCTCCGTGTGGCTCGTCATTGAGCCCTGTGTGAAGTTTGGGACCACGGGGACCGCCTGGGCAGGAGCAAGTATGGCAAATGCACCCACCGCAGACACGGCATACCAGAAGATCGTCTTTCCAAAAGTCATCATGACCTCCTTCAGTCAATTACGGTAATCTCCGACACGAATTGTCCTGTCGCCGTAGTGCCAGCTCCACCAGCCGTCACGGTGAGAGCACCACCAGTGGTTACAGTACCTGCTAGATCACCAGCAGCACCTGCTGTGTAAGAAGTAAGTGACGAGAAATTCGGCACGGCACCTACTGTCGGAGCAGATTGGGGCACTGCATCGCCTTGTGTAAACGACTGACTGTAACTAAATGCGTTACCGTTAGTTGTTTGTGTAGCAGAGATATTACCAGGAGAGAGTAGACCAGATGTAATAGTTCCTGCTGAAATAGTGCCAGCAGTTGTGCCATCTGTAGTGCTCACTCCACTACCCGAGATTGCGTAAGAAGATCCTACTCTAGATGCAGTAGATCTTGCAGCATCAACAGTCAGTTGGACACTAGATGCGTGCTTAGTTACAAGTCCGCCAGCATTTGCTGCACCTGCGGTCAATAAAATCATAACGATAGGAATAAAACGTTTCATTTAATCCATCGAAAGAACTCCTACTTATATGTAGGTCTGGAAAACCTTACACTAGAGTTCGGAATGCTACACCAAAATATTACTGGGCATGACTATAAATAAAATCGGTTGCCTTCGGGGACCACACAATAAAACTCGCTTAAAAAGGAGCATAACAAATGACTGGACTGCGTAAGTTCACCACGAAAGATCTTGGTGCCATCGTAGACGCTGCAGAAAAGTATAGCGTCGGACTCGATGATGTTTTTCATAGACTACATTCCTATGGAATGGGCACGGCAAACGGTGCATATCCCCCATACAATTTGGTGCAAGAATCAAATGTCAAATGGAGGATTGAAGTAGCACTTGCTGGTTGGTCGAAGGAAGAGATTGAAGTATCTACAGAATCTAATATCCTCCTAATCAGGTCTAAGACAGCGAAGAATAAAGGAGAAGAGGAATACATGCACAGAGGTATTTCCACTCGCACCTTCGCTAGAGGTTTCAACTTGTCGGATGATGTCGAAATCGGCACCGTCTCTTTCAATAATGGAATGCTTGTGATAGAATTGAGGAGAATCATTCCTGACCACCAGCAACTGAAGGTTTATGAAATCCAAGATCCTGCAAGTGTTGAGTCATCCAGTGACCCTGTGTAATGGGTTGCTAGTGGGATTCTTACTTGTGGTAGGTATCGCCCACAATCATGCTCACTATACTATGGATCAAGATGCCGATTCTTATGTCAGAGCATGGTGTAAAAAGAATCAAGACACTTGTCAAAGTTACTTAAATAATTACTGATATATAGTATACAACCAAAGAGACCTCACGGGGTCTCTTTTTGTTTGGAGGTATCCATGAATGTGTATTTAAATCTAACTAAGGCAAACGATGATGGAGAAAGAGATCTTCTGACACTGGAGTTGCCAGCAAATCATTTAGATGATATTATGAGGTATGTAAGACCTATTGCTGAGCAAAACAAACAATCAGAAATTAAAATTCTAAAAGACATTATTAAACAATCTGTTTTTGAAATTTCAAGGAGAAGTTATGAGCGTAAGAGTCGTAAGAATGCGAAGCGGTGAAGATGTCATCTGTGACCTTTACGAAGTTAGCATGAAAGAGAAGGAGGAAGTTTTTGCTTTCCAACTTAAAAATCCATATCTCGTATACCTTACTCAGGGTATGGATGCCGAGGCAGATGGTGAGATCCATAAGATCTCTGATCCTGAGTTGGGTCTGGAGCCATGGATGCCACTACTGAAAGGAGATTCTATTCTGGTAAAGATGGATGAAATCGTCAGTGCATACGAAACACACGATCCAATCGTGGAAAAATACAACGAAATTATTGGAGCAAAAGATCATGCTGAAAGTGCTGCTACTTAAAAACGGCAGTCTGACTGATTACCTTATTGGTAAGGTTACAGAGTTGGACGAAGAACCTGCAATTCTCGTTGAAGGTTGTATGAGAATCATTGATGGGCAGTTGGAAGTGTATCCGAAATACTCATCTCAGCGAGATCTCTTCTTGACATCTGACGCGGTTTTTACTATAGTGGATCCGTCAAAGGAGATTCTTGCGGAGTATCAAAAGGTAGATGAGTAGTTTCTACACCAACGTCCAACTGGCAGGTAACACAATTCTTTATCGTGGGTATGAGGATGGGCAGTATGTCCAGTCCCGTACCCATTTTTCGCCTAAGTTATTTGTCACTTCCAACAAAGAAGAGAAGTATAAGACCTTGACGGGGGAGAATGTCAAACCAATCAAGTTTGATTCTCCTCGTGAGGCACGAGAGTTTATTGGTAAGTATGAGGGTGTAGAAGGATTTAAGGTATACGGATACGAAAGATATGTCTACCAGTTTATCGCACAGGAATTTCCTGGTGAGATTGATTATGACATGAAGGCGATGAAGATCTTCGCTTTGGATATTGAGGTTGCATGTGAAAACGGTTTCCCCGATGTAGCACAGACGGCAGAAGAAATGCTCTGTATTACAATCAAGGATCTAAATAGTAAACAGTATTATGTGTGGGCGACTCGTGAGTTTGACGTGCCCGATGGCGTAGAGGCAAATATATTTTGGACAGAGCAGGAGATGCTTAACCACTTTATTAGGTGGTGGGCAGAAAATACTCCTGATATTTTAACTGGATGGAATGTCAACTTGTATGACGTGCCATATATTGCTCGTAGGGTCAATAGAATCCTTGGTGAGAAGTGGATGAATACGCTATCACCATTCAACCGTGCTAACGAGCGCGAGATCAATATTATGGGTAGGACTCATATTGCCTATGATCTTTCTGGAATTAATATTCTAGATTATCTCGATCTCTATAAGAAATTTACATACACTAACCAGGAATCCTATCGCCTGGATCACATTGCTCATGTTGAGTTGGGACAACGTAAGTTGGATCACAGTGAGTATGAAAACTTCAAAGACTTCTACACTAGTGACTGGCAGAAGTTTGTGGAATACAACATCCAAGACGTTGAGCTTATCGACAGACTGGAAGATAAGATGAAGCTGGTTGAATTGGCAGTTACCATGGCTTATGATGCCAAGGTCAATCTTGAAGATGTGTATAGTCAAGTCCGCATGTGGGATACTATGATCTATAACTATCTAAAGGATAGAAACCTAGTAGTGCCACCTAGGAAGGGAGCAAAGAAGGATGAAAAATACGCAGGAGCGTATGTCAAAGAACCGAAACCTGGACTCTATAATTGGGTTGTTTCTTTTGACCTCAACTCTCTGTATCCTCATCTTATTATGCAGTACAACATCTCGCCAGAAACGCTATTGGAGAAACGACATCCAACGGCAACGGTTGATCGAATACTTAATCAATCGTTAGACATTGATGGTGAGTATTGTGTGTGCGCTAACGGTGCTCAATACCGAAAGGATATACATGGTTTCCTCCCCGAAATGATGCAGAAGATTTATGATGAAAGGACCATTTACAAAAAACGGATGCTTAACGCTAAGCAGTCTCTTGAAAATGCCAAGACACCTGCAGAGACCTTGGCACTACAAAAAGATATCTCAAAGTTTAACAACATCCAAATGGCACGAAAGATTCAACTCAACAGTGCCTATGGTGCCATCGGAAACCAATACTTCCGATATTACAATCTGGCAAATGCTGAGGCGATTACTCTCTCAGGGCAAGTCTCGATTCGTTGGATCGAAAACAAGATCAATGGATACCTAAATAAACTGCTCTCTACGGAGGAGGTTGATTATGTCGTTGCATCTGACACCGACTCAATCTATCTTAACCTTGGACCTCTTGTTGATAAATTTCTTAGTAATAAGTCTGGTGATAAAGCAGCAGTTGTTTCTTTACTTGACAAGATCTGCAAGGAAAAACTGGAGACTTTTATCCAACGTGCATATGAAGAATTGGCAACGTATGTTTCAGCGTATGACCAGAAGATGATCATGAAGCGTGAGAATATCGCTGACAAAGGTATCTGGACTGCCAAGAAGCGATACATTCTCAACGTGTGGGACAGTGAGGGTGTGCGATATGCACAACCCAAACTAAAAATGATGGGCATTGAAGCAGTCAAGTCTTCTACACCAGCACCCTGTAGGCAGAAGATTAAGGATGCTCTCAATGTGATCATGAATGAAAATGAGGAAGCAGCACAAAAGTTTATTGCTGATTTCAGAGAGGAATTTACATCGTTGCCAGTTGAAGATATTTCATTCCCTAGGGGTTGCAACAATCTAAATAAGTGGTCCAACCCCGCGACGGTCTATACTAAAGGCACTCCTATCCATGTGCGTGGTGCCCTCTTGTACAATTTTCATATCAAGAAAAACAAACTTACGCACAAGTATCCTCTTATTCAAGATGGTGAGAAGATTAAGTTTGTTTATCTGAAGACCCCGAATCGTATCAATGAAAACGTAGTGTCATTCTTCCAAACCTTTCCTAAGGAATTGGATCTTGACAAACAGGTAGACTATGACTTACAATTTGAGAAAAGTTTTCTAGATCCTCTGAAAGTAATTATGGACACTATTGGGTGGAAACCCGAAAAAGTAGCATCACTAGAATTTTTATTCGCATGACCCAAATTAAATACTTAGTTTCATATCAGAAAGCATTCGGATTCTCTGTAAGAGAAGAGAAGGAGTTTACAAAACTGGAAGATGCAGAATGGTTTGAGCGTGCCATGAAACGCGCACAATATATCACAACATTATTGGAGGTTAAAGAGTGAATTTTTTACAAGATGTAGTCAAGGAGATTGACAATGAATATGCTTCTCTCGTCAGCGATGGCGTTGCAGCAGGTGACACTTCAGGTTTCATTGATACTGGGAGTTATATCTTTAATGCTCTGGTTTCTGGCAGCGTCTTCGGTGGTGTCCCTGGAAATAAGATTACTGCTATCGCAGGTGAGTCCTCGACTGGTAAAACTTTCTTTTGCCTTGGTATTGTTCAGCATTTCTTGGAGTCTAATCCTGATGCTGGCGTCATTTATTTTGAATCTGAATCCGCAATTTCTAGGCAAATGATTGTGGATAGGGGTATCCCAGCAGATCGTATGATGATTGTGCCTGTGTCTACTATTGAAGAGTTTCGCACCCAGTCTTGTCGTATCCTTGACAAGTATATGGAGCAACCTAAGGAAGATCGTCAACCCATGATGTTTGTCCTTGACTCTCTTGGTATGCTCTCTACAACCAAAGAGATTGATGATGTGTCAAATGACAAACAAGTCCGTGACATGACCAAGAGTCAGTTGATCAAGGGTGCATTCCGTGTGCTCACATTGAAACTGGGTAAGGCAAACGTGCCTATGCTGGTCACCAACCACACTTATGATGTGATTGGATCTTATGTCCCAATGAAAGAAATGGGTGGCGGAAGTGGTCTGAAGTATGCATCTTCTACCATCATCTATCTCAGCAAAAAGAAAGAGAAGGATGGCAAAGAGGTTGTAGGTAATATCATTAAATGTAAGGCAGCAAAGTCTCGTCTCACCAAGGAGAATTCTGATGTCGAAACTCGTCTTTATTACGACCGTGGACTGGACAGGTATTACGGATTACTGGAATTGGGTGAGAAACATGGAGTCTTCCAGCGGAAGGGAAATAGGATTGTTGTTGGGGAATCTTCCGTTTATCCTTCTGTTATTCTTGCCGATCCTGAGAAGTATTTCACGCCAGAAGTAATGCAGGCATTGGATGAAGCAGCAGCGATGGAGTTTAGATATGGCAACTGATCTCAAATCCTATATTAAAGTCTGGGATGATGTTGCAGATGAAGACTTCTGCCAAAAGATCATCGCTCAATTTGAATCGGATATCCCCAATCACAATAGAATAGATAGAGATCAACGTCCTAAGTTTACTGAATATAATATCAGCGAAAGATACCAAGCAAAAGATCCTGCATGGATCCAGTTGCAGTTAGATATTCAGGAGCTCTTCATTACTTACACTGAGAGGTATATCGATGAGTTTCAACTTGGACCTGATTTCCCTTCTAGGTATTGCTTTGAGCAGTATAGGATTAAAAAGTATGCAACATCATCTGATCAATTTAAAGATCATGTTGACGTGCAAGATTATAATTCTGCCAGAAGATTTTTGGTTGGGTTTGTATATCTAAACACTCCACACTCAGGTGGAGAGACCCGCTTTCCTAAACTGGACCTTGACATCAAACCAGTAACTGGTAGAATGCTTATGTTTCCTGCTAACTGGATGTATCGGCACTCTGGACAACCTGCCACAGGTGGTCCGAAATATCTACTCGGGACTTATTTGCAGTATCTATGATTGAAGCGACGATTATCAACAACCTCCTGCTGGATGAAGAATACTGCAGGAAGGTTATCCCCTTTGTCAAACCTGAATATTTTACTAGTGTTGGTAATCGAGTGTTGTTTGATATAATCAATGATTATATTGATCAGTATGATGCACTTCCAACTGCTGCTGCACTCAACATTGAGTGTGACAAGAAGAAGGATATCAGTGCAGATACATTCAAGGAAGTTACCGACTTCATTACCAATCTCAACGCCGACGAGCAAGACTTCGATTGGATTGTAGATACCACAGAGAAGTGGTGTCAAGAGCGAGCAATCTATCTTGCGTTGATGGATTCGATTAAGATCGCTGATGGTCAGGATAGTAAGCGGGATAAGGGTGCAATACCTCACATCCTGTCGGAAGCACTTGCTGTGTGTTTTGACAACAATGTCGGACACGATTATATTGGAGATGCTTTAGAACGCTATGACTTCTACCACGAAGACGAAGCGAAGATTCCATTTGATCTCGACTTCTTTAACAAGATTACGAAAGGTGGTCTTCCAAACAAAACGCTTAATATTGCTCTTGCTGGCACTGGCGTTGGTAAGTCTCTGTTTATGTGTCACGTCGCAAGTAGTATTCTACTACAGGGCAAGAACGTCTTATACATCACGCTTGAGATGGCTGAAGAGAAGATTGCAGAAAGAATTGATGCTAATCTTTTGAATGTGCCAATCCAAAAACTGGGTGAAATGCCCAAGCAGATGTTTGAGAAAAAGGTAACAAACCTTGCTAAAAAAACTCAAGGTAAGCTAATTATTAAAGAGTATCCTACGGCATCTGCTAATGTTGGACATTTTAGGGCTTTGCTATCCGACTTGGCACTTAAGAAATCTTTTCGACCTGATATTGTATTTGTGGATTATCTTAATATTTGTGCCTCTTCGCGTTACAAAGGGGCTGCCAATATTAATTCCTATACACTTATTAAGTCAATTGCAGAAGAGCTTAGAGGTTTGGCTTGCGAAGCCCAGGTCCCTTTCGTATCTGCCACCCAGACCACTCGTAGCGGTTATGGTAGCTCTGACGTTGACATTACTGACACTAGCGAGTCCTTTGGTCTCCCTGCTACTGCTGATCTTATGTTTGCCCTTATTTCAACGGAAGAGTTGGAAGGAATGAATCAGATCATGGTCAAGCAGTTGAAGAATCGATACAACGATCCGACCATGAATAAGAGATTTTGCGTGGGTATTGACAGGGCGAAGATGAGGCTGTATGATGTAGAGCAGTCGGCTCAGAAAGATCTCGTGGATTCTGGTCAAGACCACGGGAATGAAGAAGAGCAGATTGACCTTGTAAAACGATTCCAAAGTAAGAAAACACTTGCAACACTGAAGTATGATTGATTTTATTAAGTATGCTAAATTCGTCAATGCGGTCACGTCGCAGGAAAGCAAAGATCCCGAAGCATTCATTTATCGTCTTCAGGAATTGCAAGGCGAGAAGTTTCCTGCCGAGCGACTGCTTACTGCTTCTGTAGGTATGTGTGCTGAGGCAGGTGAGTTTACTGAGATCATTAAGAAGATCTGTTTCCAAGGTAAACCTGTCAACGAAGAAAATCTGTTTCACCTGAAGCGTGAGATGGGTGATATTATGTGGTATTTCATGCAAGCATGTATGGCACTAGATGTATCTCCTGAAGAGATCATTGAAATGAATGTAGATAAACTCAAGTCTCGCTATCCTGGCGGTGAGTTTGATGTCCATTATTCCGAAAACCGTAAGGAGGGAGATCTGTGAAACTAACACTAGATGATTATTTGATTGCTGGTGAAGAATACTGGCCTAAGTATTGGTATGTTGCCAAAGAGTTGGGTGAGGATGCCAAACCTGAAGATGTATTGAAAGTAATGGAATCACTTGCTACACTTGCTTTTAAAAATAAAGTCAAGGAAAGTGTTGGACCATTTGGTTTCAACAAAAAGGACAAAGAGGAATCCGAATGAAGTTTACTCAAGAAGATTTCTGGCAAACCATGCAAACCCTTGGATGGGAAACCTCTGATGACATTGTTATTGAGATTGGTGGCACTGCCGTCTCTGGTATTCATCAGGGAGAAGATTACAATAAAAAATGGGCAACACCCTTTGGCGTCCGTAAGTACAACAAAGATGCCTTCATTGTAATCAAGAATCTTTCTCGCACACCCTTTGAGCCCTCAGTAAATGACGATCCCGAACGAAGACCACACCATTCCAAGGTGGAAGGAAGCGACCAACAAAAAGATAGTGGAGAATCTGCTAGTTAGTTGCGCGGAGCTCCTTAACGGCAAATGGTATACAACTGAAACTCTCGACTATAAAGGTCACAGGACTAGGAAGTATATCATTGAGCATGACATCACCGAAGATAAATAAAGGGGCAGAGTCCCCTTTTTTTAATGTCTTCAGAGAAAGCAGCGAAAGAAATTGATAAGATATTTAAGGATAAGTATGACTTGAAAAAGTTTTTCGGATCAGTATCTGGTCAAGATGATAGGGAGATCGATACTTGGGACTCATCATCAACTGATATGGTGAAGACACCATCGAAGTCTCAGGTGACTTTAGTGCCTAGAATTAAATCTAAGACAGAAAGAAATTGGTTGAGGGGTAAGATCAAAGATCTTTGTGAAGAGCATAGAGAAGATCTTATTCAGAGTATCAGACCATATCTACCTGATTTTGAGAATGTTGTATATGAATTTAAATTTGAAGAAAGAAAAATTGCTGGCACAGGTTTATTGTCATATGTAATTGAGGCAATCCCAGAAGGAAAAAGGAATGCTGCATTAAGAATTGCATTTCAAGGAAAAGGTTTATCTAACGGTGCTGGGGGTAGAAGAGAAGATCCTCATGAATTGATGACTGCATGTCTTATCTTAGATAAGATGCATATTGATTTAAATGCTCTCAATGGAAAGAAGGATGGCGATCGTCAAGCAGCATACAAATCTATTGTAGATAGGTTGCATACAACTGCATCTAAGATTGTGGGTGCAGCAGGACTGTCTGGTTTTTATATTGATCCCAGGGAAAAAACTCAACCAGATTTAGTCAACCTAGCAAAGGCAGTATCTGTTTCTAACTTTGCTTTGAATTTGATTGGTGATGCTAAAGTGGAAGCCGTATGGCAAACTGGCACTAAGTGGGCAACAGAAATTAAAAAATTTAATGTTGGTCCTAAGACCATTCAGAATTATAACTCTTCTGACATCATCGTTAAGTTTACTACTACTGGACCTAAGGGTGCTACACACTACTGGGGGTTATCTCTGAAGAAAGCAGGACTGAAAGATCCCGAACCTACACTGCTCAACAAACCTGCTTATGGTGCTAAAGGATTTCTTACTAAAAGTATTCCAACCAATGAGCATAAGAAAATTGAAGATGCCAAGGCAAAGTTTTTTAAGGGAGCAATAAAAACAAAGTTGGGTGTCACTGAATATAAAGGTGAGAATATTGATAAGATGCAGGTAAAGAAAGTATTGAAGGCGGCAGATACTTTATTCACCGAAAGAAATGAAAAGAGTGAGATGTTGAGGGGTCAGGGTAAATACAAAGCAAATCCCAATATCTATTTCAAAGAAATGGATAGGGTATTCTTAAGTTACTTTGATAAAAACAAAGAATTCTTTGAAGAGTTTTTAGATACTATTTTTAAAATTAATTTGCAAGCATATCTTGCCGACGTTGATTTTCACTTCAGTCTTATTACTGGTCGTGGTGATTATCAAGATGGAAAGATACTTGAAGTTGGTAAACCTACTGAAAAAGAGGGCAGGTCAACCACTGAAATTTTTAGAGAAATGTTTTCTGATCCTGATGTGACTAGTTATAGAGTTATACCTGATCCAAATCCCAAGAAAAAGCAAGCATTTGTAGAAGGTGCGACTGCTGCTAAACTCTTCTATCAAATGAAGATTGGCAAGGGAAACAAGGGAGTTACTATAGTTGATCTGGAAGTCAGGTATAAGGGGGCACTTACAGGAGAACCACAATTCCAAGTCTTTATGACGGTTGGTGCAAATAGTTTCTCGGATTTATATAAAAAGAAGGTAAAAGAGCGACCACCGAAGCGTTGGTGAGGACTATATAAAAACTGGCACAACCCCCTGTTATGGGGGTTTTTTCGTGCTATTATATAAGGGTTGAGAAACCGCCCTTTATGCCCAACAAACATCTAGAGCATCCCGAAGACGCTGTTTTCGATGGGAAGCGACGGGTTTTATATAACCTAAAACAGATGGTCACTGCTGGCACCGATATGAGTATCAAGTATGATGGCGCACCTGCTATCGTTTTTGGCACCAACCCTGATAACGGTCGCTTCTTTGTGGGCACAAAGTCCGTTTTTAATAAAGTCAAAGTAAAAATCAACTATACCAATGAAGATATCGATAAAAACCATACTGGTAACGTTGCTGATATTCTTCGTCTCTGTCTACGTCATCTTCCCCGTATTGATGGCATTGCTCAAGCTGATTGGATTGGCGTTGGTGGTGGCACTTGCTATACTCCCAACACCGTTTCTTATAATTTTCCTGCTGCTATTCCTGCTGATATTATTCTAGCACCACACACATCCTATGATGAGATCTCTCCTGATGCTATAGGTCGTTGTGGTCTTTCTCTAGATTCTACCTATGATTGTTTCTTTATAGATACTACAACTGCTCGCGCAGGAAAATTTAAATACTTGGACATCGCTGCACAGATTGTCAGACACGCATTCTTTATGAAGGTGCCTAAAGACAAGTATGCTCGCCTTTACTTCCGCACATTTGTCAATAAATTTATTCGTGCTGGTAGTAATCCTAGTCCCGCAATGATGTATGCTGCTGTAGATGATAAATACAAGTGTGATGTTAATGAATCCACCTTTATTGTGTGGCATCTGATGTCACAACTGAAACAGCGGTTACTTGATTCAATCATAGTAGATGATAATGTAGAATGCTTCATCGACGGTCAACCGACCAACCATGAAGGATTTGTTATCGTTTCTGATAGTCCCCTTAAAATTGTAGATCGCCAAGTCTTTAGCAAAGCAAACTTTAATCTTAATAAAAATTGGTAGAATGAAAAAGTTTAGTGCTTTTCTAACTGAAGCGGAGAGATCATTTGCTTCAAAGGATGCCGAAAAACTAGGACTCAAGCATGTGGCATATGGTCGCTATGCGGATCCTAGTGGAAACATTACCCATGTCAGTAAAGACGGGAAACTAGTCAAACTTTCTGCTGCTGATGCGGCAGCAATGAAGCAAGGTGGAGGAGAAGATGGATCTGAAGAAGCACCAACTCCGAGCGACATGGGTTCGGTATCTATTACTTTTGGAAGATTTAATCCCCCTACTATCGGGCATGAAACTCTAATCAAAAGAGTTGCTCGTGAGGCAAAGGGTGGAGAGTATAGAATCTATCCTAGTCAGTCTCAAGATCCTAAGAAGAATCCTCTCGGTTTTGCTGAGAAGGTGAAGTATATGAAGCAGGCATATCCAGAGCATTCTGATGCTATTCAGTCTGGTGATGCTCGCACTATCTTTGATGTCCTCACATCTTTGAATGATGAGGGATATAGTGAAGTGAAGATTGTAGTTGGTGGTGACAGAGTATCTGAATTCAATTCTCTGGCACAAAAATATAATGGTGATCTTTATGAGTTTGAAAATATTCTGGTAGTATCTGCTGGAGATAGAGACCCTGATGCTGATGGTGTAGAGGGTATGTCTGCATCTAAGATGAGAAAGGCAGCAGCAGAGGATGACTTTAAGACCTTTGAGAAGGGAATACCCTCAGCACTTGGACCAAAAGATAAACTTCGTTTGTATAGATCACTTAGATCTAATATGCAATTGGAAAGTCTGGATGATTTTCATGATGCGAGTTTCCAATTATTTGAAGTTGCTCCTAAGTTAGATCCTCAGGGACTCAGAGAAGCATATCTTCGTAAGGAAATCTTTAATCAAGATACTTATGTTGAAAATGTAAACACTGGAGTCATTGGAAAGATTGTAAATCGTGGTAGCAACTATGTCATCTATGTTGATGAGAATGAGAAGGTGTATAGATCATGGTTGCGCGATCTCTTAGAGGTAAATGATATTAAAATGTTTGACTTTACACCTGCTGGAGAAGTTGGCACACCAGAATTGAGAGATTATATGCGTAAACTTACGCCAGGTGAATTCATTAAGAAGATAAATAAAAAGGACAAGGACACTAAGTAAGATGAATCTAAACGACCTACCAGATATGTCAGATGCACTGAAACAAGTGCAGATGTATGAAAAAAAGAAGTTAGATCCTGTCGGTAAAGAGGATGGTGACATCGATAATGATGGAGATAAAGACTCTTCCGATTCTTATCTTCTGAATCGTCGTAAGACTGTCACCAAAGCGATGGGTAAGAAGACTCACCTTTGTGCCAAGATGGTCAAGAAGGAAGGTAAAGAGTATAGTGTAATTCCTGAGCAGCATACCCTGCTGGAAGATGGCACTGTAACTCATTATGATATTACTGATGGTAATGTCATCCTTGAGAATGTCCCTGTCGAAGAATTA